GGCTTTGGCGAACTTGAGCCAGCCATCTGGATCAGCATCAAGGCGCTGCGGGGTCAAGTGTTCCGCATCGAGTCGCTGCTGCCCGCATACGGCGCTCTGTACGACAAGCTGCCCTTACACGCTTATGTGTGGCGTGAGGACCATGATGGTGACCTGCCCATCGACACCCTGCAACTGTGGGACTGCATGGGCTACCGCTTCACGGTGTGCGAGAAGATTGGCCTGCGCAACCTGGGCGTGAAGTTCTTGGGCAAAGATAAGCAGTGGCACCACGGGCGCTACCTGTTCACGGTGGACTTCTGCGCTGACGGCATGGATGCTGACACGGGCTTTACGGAGCAGGCCGAGGAGCACAAGTCGTTTAACTTCATTCGACTGGAGAACGGCCAGTTCGCCACGCAGCCCAACAACAGATGTTTGTGGTACGACCAGAGCCTGATCCCCGCCGAGGTCAAGTTCCCCGATTTTCAGGCTGCCAAGACTTTCTACACCGTGGACGGATCGCGTAAGTGGTCTGCTGGCGATGACTGGTTCTACGACATTCAGGAACGGCTATGAGCATGACTTGCCCGCACTGCGGATCGTGGACAACAGTAAAAGAGACACGCACCCGCAAGATAGACAACTTGGTGACACGCAGATACGAGTGTGCAAACCTGCACCGATTTTCAACAGAAGAAAGGATCAAAGATGACGAACTGCTGCGACGATTACGGGAACTGCAATCAGGGCCGCGACTGCCCAGTGCGTGTGGCGAGAATTGGGCAGCGTATGAAATCCGCTGACCCACTGCCGCCAAGCGTGTGGCGTGACCAACTCAGGCACTTGGCCGAGTGGATGCTGTTGGGCATTGTCGGCGTGGTGTGGCTAACCTCCTTGGCGGCTTGCGTGTACTTTTACGCAAACTGACGGGTGCCAGCCTTGTCAATGACCAGTGCCTGTTTGCGGGGGCTGGTGTCTTCGCTGCTGGGTACGCTGATGTGTACCCAGCGGCCAAACTCGGAGATCACTTGGTCGTAGCCGATGCCGCTGGCAATAATCTTGCGCACCACCTCGTCAGGGGTCATACCGGGCACTTTGAAGTCAGCGGCGCACCCTGTGCGGTGCTGGCTGGTGTCTTTGCTGCCCACAGCATCGTTGACCTTCTTTGTGCGCAGGCCTGACGAAATCATGATGGGCTTACCGCCCATGACCACTTTGACCTGTTCCAGAAAGTCAGCCAGTCGTGTGAGGTTGGCAAGTTCCGCATCGTTGGGGCTGTTGTCCCAGCCGTTGCGCTCGGCTGTCTCAGAGGCTGTCAACTCGTCAAGTGTGAAGTTGGGTGTCAAGTTCATTTTGCTGTCCTTGAGAGAATGTCAGTCTTGGCCTGGGAGCCAGCAGACGATCCGAAGTAATAAGCGATGATGCCCGTCCAGGCCGTGCCCAAGCTGCCCAGCATCATGGTGAGCGCCGTGTTGTCAGCCACGGACATTTGACCGAACATCATGCCGCCAAGGATGGCGAAGAATCCGAAGGTTACCGAAGCAGCCAGCAGGGGAGGAACCCACGAACGGGTCACCGCCTGCATCTCACGGGCGCTCTTGCGGTCATCGACGGCCAGTTTTTCAAAGTTCAGGCCCAGTTCCTGCGCTTGCTTTTGCAATTCGATCTCTGCAATCTTGACCTGGGCGATCTGCTCGGCTGACAGCTTGTTGTTGGAGATCATGTCACCAACTTTGTCAGGGTCAACCCCAATGGCCTTGGAGATGGCCGACACAGCCATGCCCGCCAGTGGGCCACCCATTGCCGTGGCGATGGTCGGTGCGATTTGTTTGAGCCAGTCCATGCTTACCCCTTCGATGTGGTGATCTGATCGTCGCCTTTGGTGACTGTGACCTTCTCGCCTTCAACAGTGACCTTCATCGGCTGCTCTTTACGGTCTAATTTGTCCAGCTTGTCGATCAACTGCTTCATGACCTCAAACTCGGGTTTCTCTTGCTTGGCGTTGGCCCCGGCGATGCCGTTGAGCATGGAGATCAGGGCCGTGAGCGATGCGCCCAGCAGGCCCATGACAGCAGCGATCTTGTCCTTGTCGAGCACGAGGCTGGAGGCCACGCCAATGGTGACGATGAGGGTGATGTAGAACAACCCGTGCTTGCCGATTGCGCGGCCCGCCACGTCCTTGGCTGGAGAACTGGCCTCCAGCTTGTTCAACTCGACGCGGGCTTGCGCCTTGATCAGTTCAATCTGGTGCATCTGATCGTTCATTTCAGTGCCCCTTGATCCAACTTAGGGCAAACCCTACCCCGCTGGAAATGATCGAAACAAAAGCCATTCCAGCCCAGAACCCGCCACGGCCTTGGTTGGCAAGTGCCACCAGTTTCTCGACGTTAGACTCCATTTTGTCCATCTTGCTGGACATCTCGTCAAACCGCCGCTCGTAGTTCTGCACACGCTCCCAAAGCACTCCATACTTCACTGGGTCGATCTCATTGGCCATAACTGCATCCATGATGAAAGGTTCCGTATTTTAACTAATTTGTATTAACGTGCAAGAGCGTTTTGTTTCTCGGACTGAGGCGCGAGATTGTTGGTTGGCGCGGCGGGCATGGTGGCAGCGCGAGTTGCGGCCGCGCCCCCCGCGCGCCAAGTTGATGGGTCGGTCAACACTTTGAGCACTTTGCTGCGCTCGGCTGCGGGCAAAGTGTTAAGCAACTCCAGCGCATTTTTACCGGACAGCGCGCCCTCGCGCAGCTTGGCAAGGACTTTCTTGTCCAGCCGCTGCTCCAGCTCAGAAAAAGTGAGGTTACCGATGGCGGTCTCACGGTTAAGCAAGTTGGGGAACCGGGGGAACGTACGCCCCACGTCGGCGATAACTTCGCCCAGACGTTCTTTACCTTCTTTGGCTGCGGTTTCCATACCGGCGGTACGCTCGATGTTTGACGCCACCTTTTCCAAGGTAGGCATCTTGCGGCCCATCTCTTTGAAGATGTCGTAACTGCCAGGGCCAAAAATGGCCTCCACTGCGTCTGGGTTGTTACCGCGCACAAGTCGAACATACTCTTGCGGAGAATCCTTGAACAACTTTGCAGCTTCAGCAGCCATTGCTTTTTGGTCGATAGCTTGCATTCCTTGGGAATAAGTCTTGAGGTAATTGCGCCAGCCTGGACCGCCCGGCCCCGCAGCTGTCTCAATCGCATCGTCAATCAACGGCCGAATGTCTTCCAACACTCGACGGGTAACTTTAGCGCTAATCTTAGGGTCTGTCTGTCCCATGATCTGCGCGATGCGCTCGTTGATACCTTCTTTGCGCAAGGTGTACAGGTCGTTGGCGTCGATGACGCCGCCGCCTTTGGCGGTCAAATTGGCAATATCACCTTTAATCGCTTCCAAAACTTTGACGACATTGGGGCTGGCGCGTAGGCCTGGTTGCGACAATCGGGCGTCAATTGCGCCAATGATCGAACCAGCGTCCAAAGGTCGCAGGCCGTAATCTTCCAAACTGCCGATCTGACGCTCGATAAAGCCTGCTTCGGCACGGCGCTGTTTTGCGATGTCAGCAAAAATGTCAGACGTTTCCTGCCATTCTTTTGCGCGATCACCCGCCGACAAGAAGCCGGGCTTACCTTTAGCAGCTGTGGCAGCTTGCTGCGCAGCTTCGGTAACGGGTGAAATAACAGCTTGGCCTGGCAACGCCTCTCCGACCGGAATGCCGCCGCGCAAGGCGTTGACCATTGACGCTTGACGCTGCTGCGCTTGAGGCGCAAGACGGTTAATGGTTTGCCCAGCTTGGTTTGCTGCTTGCAGCTCAATGTTGCGCATGTCAGCAGTTAACTGATTGAGGCGTTTGATGGACTGATCGTAAATGTTGCGCGCTTCCGTGGCGTTTGCAGACCCGGCAGCGCGTTGCAAGTCTGCAAGATCGGCAGCAGCCTGCTGCTTCAATTTCATCGACATTTCGTCGGTGCGGCTGGAGAATTTGTACAGCGCCTGCAACGCATCGTTTTGAATACCTGCTGTAGCTTGCGCGGCAGTCAAGTCATCAGGTGCAGCGGCAAGCGCAGCGCGGATCGCACCGATACGGTCGCCAGCTACTTCACGGCTAATTTTTCCCGCTTTGATACCTGCCAATTGCCCGGTAAAAGCATCTTTAAGAAAACCACTGCTTCTTGCCAACACATTGACAATCGGTGGCGCAACAGCGGCTACGACCGCACCTCCCATAGCGCCTGACCCGGCTTCTTCGGGGTTGATAAGCGCAGAGGTAGCGCCGCCCAAAGTCGCGCCGCCTGCAACGCGTGTGGCTAGATTGCCGCCAGAAAACCCGCCAGTGCGAATGGCTTGCGCCAACGGTGCAGCTGCTGGAATTGCTCTCAAAGGCGCGGCGATCGCCATGCCTACGGGGCCAGTGCCCAACACTTCGCCGCCCAACTCGCCTGCGCCCGTGAAAACCGGAAACTCTTGCTTAAACGGCGCGACAGTGGCTTGCGACTGAGCAAGCCGTCGAGCAGCATCTTCTTGCAAGAACGCACCCGTGTCTGTTGCACCGACGGCCGACAGACCCTTACCCAACAGTCGCTGACCACCCAGCATGACGTTGCCACCGCCGCTAATAACGCCCTGAGACATTGCTTCGATAGGCGCGCCAATGGTTTCAAAGAACCCGCGCTGCCGTGGGCCGGGGATACCGCTTGACGCGGGCTGTTTCGGTATGAGATCGTCATATCCAGAAGAACGCGCGCTTTTAGCAGGGATCAGGTCTTCATATCCGGTAGCCATTTACAACTCCTGACCGGTGTTTTGCTTGAACCGCTGACGAACCGCAGCGGCCGGGGCGCCAGCAGCAATTGCCGCATTTGCATTTGCGCGTTCTTGTGCAAGGTTTGATGCGCCAGCAGCAGGGGCAGGCTTACCACCTTGTTTGGCAGTGTACGTGCCGCCGCTGTCAATAAACCGGCGCACGTTCTGCAAGATTTCCCTGTTGGTCTCAATGCTACGACTTGGGTCCGTCAGAGAGTTAAGCCAAGTTGTCAATTCGACGTTAGAGTTTAATTGCTGCGACGACATGCCGGTTGCGCCTTTAATGGCGTTCAGCAACTGCAAACGTGAACTGGCGATGACATCGCGTTGGGTTTGTGCTTTGGTGCCGATAGTTCGTTCGGCAATTTGCCCAGGTGCAGACGCCGAAATGCTTGCCAAAGTGTTGGCAACCGCATTTCGCTTTTCACTAGGAATAGCTTTGCGCGCTTCCAAATCAGTGTACGCCGCCTCAAGCGAATCTAAAATGTTGCTGGCTTGCGTCATGCCTTCGTCTTTTTTTGCTGCCGTTTCGCCAAGTTTTGCTGCGGCTGGACCGCCAGGAATTGCTTCCAAGTCGCCGGTCGGTGTAAATCGATAGCCAAGCGGCGCTTTGCCCGCCGGCGCGGCGCGGCCGCCGCCTGCGCCACCAGCACCACCGCCCATCATTTTAATGGCGGGTGCTGTAAACGGAGTCATACCGATAGCTTGCTCACGAGTGACGTACTGCGGCCTGCCGTCTGGACCCATGACAGCAACAGGTGCGCCGGGTGCAGCAAATGCAGGTGCAGCTTGAGGCTTGCGAATATAGCTGCGCGTGGCGGGGTCGTACACGTCGCCCGTAGGCGTTACCTTCGGCATTTGCGACTTCATCCACTCGGCCATACCCATTGTTTCTTTTTGCAGATAGGTTTGAAACTCAGCAGGATCGTCGGGCACTTCAGCCAACGCTTGTTCTAACGGGGCAAATTGAGAAACAACAGGGCCAAGGTCAGGGTCGGCATATTGCATCTTAACCAGTTCACGAACGGCGTTAGGGTCACGGGCACGAAGCAGGCGCTCACGAAACATGCCGGTTTTCTGAGCAGCAGTCTGCGTTTTTACTTCGCGTTCTTGTTGACCAATTGCGCCACGAACTTGTTGCATTCGCAACGCATTCATCTCTCGGTCTTGCGCCATCTTTTGCTGCGTCATTGCGTTGGCACGTTGTTCTTCTTGGCCCTGCTCAAAGCCTTGCATAAAGCCACGAGGACCAGGACGCGCCAAAGCGTTAAAGTTCAGTTCAGCCATATTTATTCCCAAGACTGTGAGCCAAAAGCATAAGCATTTGGATCGGCACTAAACGATCCAGATGAACGACCAAGGCTGTTGCTGCTACCTAAATATTTACCCAACGCGCTGCCAATATCACCGTATGTGGATTGACGGGCTTGTTGGCCCGCAATCAATGCGTTGCCTGTGTTCACGCCTTGGTTAGCCATTGCGCTGCCTGCGCTGGTGGCGTAGTTTTGACCCAAGTTGCCCATCGCATTTGCAGCAGTCGGCGCAAAACCAGTAACACCCGCAAGCGCATTTCGGCGCAAACTTTGGGTGTCGCGGAAGCGGTTGTATGCGTTGCTGTACTCTTGCGAACCCATTTCTTGGCCATAGCGGGCCGCAGCTTTCATGGAGGGGCCAGAAATTTGCCCACCTCGAATGGCGGCCTGACGATCCAATTGTTTTTGCCCCTCGGACAGCCGAAACGCATAACCAGGGTCAGCTTGATAATCGGCCATCGTAAAGCCGCGCACCAATTCACCACCTTGCCCAATGCCCGACAAATAGCCGGGAAGTGCGTTGACGCCTGCTTGATAAAAGGGCTGTTGCCGGGCAACACCCTCCTCGTACATTCGACGCTGAAGATCAATCTGCGATTGTATACCAGTGTTTGCAGCGTTTGCGGCACCTTGGGCGGTTTTGTTTGCGGAATAACCCTGCGCCAACGAACTGCCAATTGATGCGTAGGGTTGAAGGGTTTTTAAACTGTTCATGATTGAACCTGAATATGTACCGGCACCCGCAGCACCCGCGCCTCCAGCAGCGCCTCCAGCAGCGCCGCCAGCAGCAGCGCCGCCACCCGACAATGTGCCAGCGGCCAAGGCTTCACCAGCACCAACTGCCGCACCGGGCGTTGCGGATGCAAGGTACGCAATTGGGTCGGCACTGGCGCTTGCTGCTGCAAGTTGGGCTTCGGTAAAAGTTGTGCCCGCAGCACCGGAGCCAGAGCCAAACATATTGGCAATACCTTCAGTCCCACCAAGAGCTTCTAAGCCGTAATAACCTGCAATCATGGGGAGGAGTACGTTGTATTCCTTAATAAACCCGCCCCCGTTGGGGTCCATGCCTAAAACGTCATCGGCAATCTTGTCTCCCAGCACATCTCGAGCTACGTTGTATATGCCGCCACCGCCTGGGTCAAGGCCAAGAACATCATCAAAAATTTTACTGAAAAAGCCCATGCTATTCCCCTTAGGTCACTTCGCGGCCAGAAACCCGCATGTTGATGGCGGTAGCGGTTCCAGCGATTGTACTGATGAAGTCGCCGGGGTTCAAAACCTGCCCGACCAACTCAGGGAACGTGTAGACCTCGGACGGTTGAAGCGTCTTGGTCTTGGTAATCAAGTTGCTGTTGCCAGCGGAGCCTGCGTTGCCCACCAAGTTGACCGAGATCGTGGCAGCACTGGCGCTGTAATTGGTCGCAGTGAACTTGTCAATAATCGTGGTCACACCGTTGGCGGTGTACTGGGTTGTCTGGCTGTTTGCAACATCTTTTGATGGCACAAGGTTTTTGACGGTGACGGTCATGGTTTACTCCAATAATAGGCAATTGTTAGCGGCCTGTTGCATGATGATCCAATTTGTGCCGTCAGACACCATTGTCGCCCAATTTCCTACAACTGCCAAAAGGATTGCTGTGCCAGCGACTGTACTGTCGATAGGCACAACGTTGCTTGATGCCGACACCAAAGTCTGTGCTTGCATGTTCTTAAAGGTCAAAGTGCGGCCAGTCCATGACGATGCGGCTGGCAAAGTCACGGTGCAAGTCGATCCTGACTTGTTGTTGATGTACCAGATTTCACCATTGGCAACCGTAAAGTCAGCGGTCTTGGTGACTGGTGCGCCAACGCCCATATAGTCTGTATTGGCCACAGCGGCAGAAATTGCCGTGCCGTTGCCTTTTAAAATGCCTGTGATGCTGGTCGATAGCGTCAGCGCAGGCGTTGTCCCTCCACTTGATGTACCAGCAAAACCATTGGCTGATGTCACTGAGATAGCCGTGACAGTTCCTGTTGTTGGGGTTGACCAAGTAGGTGTTAGTCCTGTTCCAGCCGATGTTAAAACTTGCCCTGCTGTACCTTGGCTTCCATCAAAACTTGTTGTACCCGTAACGCTTAAATCTACAAAACTTGCGTTTTTAGGAGTTGTAGTCCCAATAGTCATATTGTCAATAGTTCCTACATTAGTAGGAGCAATTTCAACCGAACCCGCACCAGTAGGTTTTAAATGCACATGACCAGTGCCAGTAGGACTAATATCTATTTGTGCGTTTGTACCGTTTAAATTGGTAGAAACATTGATGGACATGTTATCGCCACCACCAGCACCAACACTCATTTGGGTTGTGCCTGACGCATTTTTAAGCGATAAACCAGCAGAGTTTGATGCAAGGACTATAGGTGTAGTAACGCTAGTAGAAGCAGCTAATGTTGTAATGCCTGTAGTTGCCCCTGTGTCATCAATAGTGACTACAGAATTATCAATGATTTTGCCAGATGTGCCATCAAATCGAGCAATAGCATTGTTTGTTGAACTGGCTGGCCCTGTTACATAGCCTAAACTGGTGATGTAAGACGAGGCTGTTGGCTGAAGCAATATGCCGTCAATCTGTTTTTGCATCTCGGCAACTTGAGACAACAAGCCAGAACAGCAGTCCTCAAGGCCCGCTGCTTCAATCTGCTTAATCAATTCAGCGCTCAGATCAACTGGTGGTGGCTGGGTTTCAACTTCTTGCGCCAGCGCTTGCAAAGCCGCATCGTAAGACGCAAGCAAGGACATAACGTCAGGGCCGACAACTGGATCGTCAACAACGGCGTTTGCCACGTTGTTCAGCGACAAGAAGAACAAGTACCACGCCCTGTTAACCAACCCCGTGGCAGGGTCAACCAGCGGCACCCGTGGGGGTGTGATGATGGGGTTAAGCATTGGTCGGACTCAGCATCAGTTCAGCGCCCATGATGGCAATCTTCACGGGGTCGGTGCCCGACACCTCGTAGACGCGATCACGCAGCTTCAGGGTCATGCCCAGTCTGCGCCAGATGGCACGGCGATAGTACTCGCCAATCTTGCCGATGCTGACCCAGTGCTCGTTCGAGTACGTGTGCCCACCATCGTCGGACCAGCGCAGCATGACCTGTGGGTCGTAACCGGGTGCAGCAGGGTAACCAATGGTTGACAGCATCATGGGCGGCACAAACGGCACAGGGTAGGCGGCTGCATCAACCAGCGGCTCAAAACCATCGCCTGCCTCAGTGGTCAGCACTTCGCCCGTTTCAGCAGTGATTTCGTTTTGCACGTACTCGGCAATCAAGATGTTGCCGTCTTCAGCCGTTAATTCTTCCGCATCGTAAGCAGGGAACAAGTTCAGGCCAACACCTGTTTCGCAGTCTAGTTGCAAGCTGTGCTGCGCGGTGCGCTTCAAGTTGTTCTGGCCGGTGGGCAGTGCTCTCCACGAGCGCAGCCACTTCTGAATTTGCCCGTTGTCCGAGTAATCTTCTAAGTCAAATGAGTAAATGTTGCCATTCTCGAAGTCGCCCACAACGATCTTGTTGTTGAACGACATCTGACAGTTGCTGCGGTGGCGGGTAAAGTCGCCGTTGGCAAACCCTGCCCTCTCGTGCCATACCTGGGTGGCAGCATCGTACACCCATGTGGTGTTGGCCGTGGGAAAGATCAACACGTAGAAGTTGTGGCCGTCTTGCTGGTAGGTGTAGGCAACGGCGTCTGTTAAGTCAGAATACTGCTGGATATGCCACTCAACAGCATGGGTCGAGATGCGCTGGCCTGCGTAGCCATTGGCCCGGTAGACGATGCCCTGACCACGGCGGTCACGGCCAAGCCAAAACAGGCTGTTGTCCATCTTGGCGATGGAGTAGGGGGCAGCGCAGCCCAACTCGTTGAACGCGCCGGGAATGCGCTCAAGAGGGAAGTCCAGCGCAGCGGTGTCAGACCAGACCTCAATCGAGTTGGTTCCAAAGGCCCAGACCTCGCGGAAGTTGGCAACCACGGCCACCAAGCCGTCAGGGGAGGCTGCTGTTTGCTGGAACTCCAGCGGGTCAATGGACGTGCCGTCCAGAAAAGCCGTGACCCACATCTTCTGGCTGTTCGGTTCGTTAAACACGAAGTAGCCATCCAAATAGGCCACGGTCACCGCGCCGGGAAAGTCTGGGTCAGTGATTGGGCCAAATGCGTTTGTGGTGGCGTTGTAGATGAAGCTGGGGCCGTTGCAGGCGATGAACAACTGGGTGCCGTTGTCGGCCATGCTGACAGGGCCAATGCCGCTGACGTTGCCGATCAACGTGGCAGCGTAGGCGTTGTTGATCTTGAACAACTGGGTGCCCGACACCACGAAACCTGTGCCATCGTTTGACGAGAACGCCCACAGGCCACGGATCGGGCCTGTGCCGATGGTGTTGAGCAGGTTGAGGCCGGGGGCGCGGTTCAGGAACGCAGGTTCTTTGCCAGCCTCGGGCACGATCTCGGGAAACAGGTTGACCATACGAGCGTCCGCAGCGTTGACGCTGCGAGCTACGTAGGTGCTGCCTAGAATCGGGGTTTTCATTACGCTGCCACGCCCTTGATGACGGCAAAGTTAAACACTGGTGTTTCTGTTGTAGTGCCGCCGGTGGTGCGAAAAGTTAAATTAAAACTGCCCGCCGCAACAGCCGTGACCATCAAGTCGTACAGGTCTGTGCCTGACTTTTGGTTCAAGATAATCACATCAGTCGCTGCCACAGTGCTGTTGGTAACGGTGAAGGTTGCCGCTGTTGCCGAACCTGCTGCGCTGAACAGCGTAATTGCACCAGTGGTCTTGTTTAGCGTCACACCTGTGGTTCGGCTGGTGATCTGCGTAACTGCACCGCCAGCACCAGTGGCATAACCCACACCAGCCGTGCCAGAGGATGTGACCGCTGCGGTGACTGCAAGGCTTGTGCCTGTGGCTGCACCAATGACAGGAGTGACCATGACCATGCTGGTGCTGGTGCAGGCGCTGATATTGCCGCTGGTCACTGTACCCAGCACAGGCGTGACCATCGTGGGGCTGGTAAACAACAGCGTCTTGGTAAGCTGCTTGGTGATGCCGCTTTGCACGATGGGCATAACGTCTGCTGCGTTGATGACTGTCGCAACGGGCAGTGCTGAAATGGCGATGGTGGTCATAATGGCTCCTAGAAATTGCCTGCGTAGATGTTGAAACGCTGACGATTGGACACCAATGCGTAGGGCATGGACATCACATCGTATGGGTTGTTAATGCGCTTGAGGTTGCGCTTGCTGGTCATGGCGATGCGCTGCACCTGCGGGCTTGGCTCCACGCCAAACTCAGGTGCGATCTCCATTGCCAAGTTGTAGGCAAACGCCCGCATGTAGCCCGGGGGGAAGAACAAATCTGTGCTCAGTGTGGCAGGTTGCGTCAACTCTTGCACCGAGATGAAGTGCCACTCCAGCAATTGCGTGGGCCGGGGGTAAATGTACATTTCCACGTTGGGAAACGTGTTGTTGACAAAAATGACCTGCGGGAAGGTCGATGTTGAGGTCTTGACAGCAATCCCGTTGTACTGGTCTTGGTTGATGATTTTGATGCCATACGACACGCCACTGGGGGCGCGGAAGTAGGTGCCATCATCAAGCTGGATTGGGCGGTTGCCCACAAAGTTACCGGTGGGGCCAAGGGTGCGCTTGATTTCACCCACGGGCCAGTTGAACACCTGATCTTGGGTGCAGAACACAGACAGACGCTCGGTGTTCCACGAATCGATCATCTGGTTCATTGCAGTCAAGGCATCCTGACTGGTAGCCGCTGACGCCGTTTCACCTTCGGCAAGAACGCCCAATAGGCGCAGTGCCCGAGTAATTTGATCGCCAGCGGTATATGCCATTTCAGCTTCCTTCGGATTCGTCGCTTGCCGAAGTCAAAAACGATGGGACTTCGTTGGGCTGTTCGACAGGTTGATCGGTCACTTTGCGAGTGTACTTGCGCTTTGGCGCTTCGACTACCGGCTCGGGTGCCACCTCGACAGGTGTGTCAGGATTGTACCGTGTCCAGCCGTTTTTTTCATCCATCTCAATTTCAGCTTCGTTGGTAGCAACTTTGGCACCAAACTCAGGGTGTACAAGAACAATGTTCATTCAAATCTCCATATGAAAACGGGGCCGAAGCCCCGTTTTACCAGTTGCTCAAAAATTAAGCAACGCGATAGATTGAGTACGCTGCGTCACCTGTTTTGCGGAAACGGAACGTACCAGATGTGTTGCTGGTTTTGGTCAGCGAATCTTGGATTGTGTCGTTACCAATAAGGGTGTTGCCCGTGCCAGCGGTGAAGACCACATCGTTTGCTGCATTGTCACCAATGTTGATGAAAGAGCAGTCAAATGTTGAGCCAACTTTAAGGCTAGAGAATGCAGCGTCAAGCAGTGCACCTGTTGGGAACACGTAAGCGCCTGCGTCTGTGCCGCCTGAGTCCATAGTACACACACCAGCAGCCAAATTGTCTGCTGTGATGGTGACAGCCGCGCCAGTCAATGCAACGGGTGCGCTGGTGTTGGAAAAACTGATTTCGCCAAGATTGCCGTCACCAACTTGGTAACCGCTTGCGCCATTAGGGAGTGCCATGATAATTTCCTTTTAAAGTGGTTTGAAAGCAGGGGCCGAAGCCCCCGGTTCGATTTAGCCGAAGATGCGGCAAGCCATTTGTGGACGGATGGTGTTGAAGCCATACAACACGTCAACACGGCAAGGCATACGGTCGTTGTTGATGTCGTACTGACGAACAACACGCAGGCTGATACCGTTGTGAACGGCACGGCTTGCCATGTCAACGCCTTGTGGCAGCAACAGGTCAGCGGTAGCGAATGCGATGGCATCCTTGTGGTACACCAAGTTCTGGGGGAACGAGCCGCTAGCAGCACCAACAAAGATGACAGCTTTGCCAGTCAAAGGCAAACTGACCATGCTGCACAGAGCGTTGCTGGACGAGTACATCGGGGCAACAGTCACAGTGGCGGTGGTAGTGCTGGTCGAGGAGGCCAAAGCCACGAACTGAAACAACGAACCTGTGGACTCACGAGTCTGTGGGTTGGCTGCAAAGCAGTCAGCGATTGTGAACACGTCACCAACAGCGATGGTTTCACCAGAACCGACAGTCAATGTCAGAGTGGTTGCGCCTTCAGCAGTCACGCTGGCACCAGTGGTGTTGCCAGTAGCAGCACGGGTGCCGCAGGTGTGAACTTTGATCGACTGGCTCATGTTGACTTCTTCGTAACCCAACACTTGCTCACCCATCATGCCGTTCTTGAACTGGCGAGAGATGACATCTGTGGGGTTGAAGAAACCAGACAGACCGTTCACCAAAGCAGCGTTAGCGGCAGGGTTCACGGTAGCGTAGCGAGGCGACATGGTGGCGGCGTTCTCGTTCAGCTTCTGCTGGGCTTGCAACAGCACCAAGGCGGTCGATGGGGCATTGCCGGGGGAGCCGACAGAGTTACCAACCAGCTTGTATGCGTTGGCAACGTCAGCGTCCACGGTGGAGGCCAACTGGCTGATACGTGGCTTCAAGACACGCTCTGCGAAGTCGTCCATCTGCATGGTCAATTCAGCGGATGTGAAGTTGATGCCGATGTGCTTTTGGCTGGAGACAGTCAAAGTGGTGAACTGTTCGTTGTCGTCCTGAACTTGCAGGGCGGCACCGTCAGTGACCAAAGCGCGGTCGGGCAAACGGATACGCAGTGTAGAACCGATCTTGGCACCTGAGACAGCGAAGCTGTCGTCGTACTGACGGTTCACGTTGCGGGTGATCACCAAGTTGTTCTCAAGGATTTCGAGAGACTTGCGGGTGATCATGTCAATGGTAAGAATCGAATTGCTCATGATGATGATTTCCTAATTAGCGGTTGCGGAGTGCCCGTGCTTTGTCGATTTGTCTTTGGCGCTCGGCAGCAATCCAGTCCGATACATTCAGTGTCTTGGTAGACCGAGGATCGGTGGTGTCAGTGACACCAGGGTTGCTTGCTCGTGCGGTTACCGGACGAATCGGGTCAGGCGCGGACGATGTTTTCTTTTGGAAAGGCTCGGCAGTTAATTTAGCCTCAACTTTTCCAATCTCACGCGCTTGCAACAGTGGCGACAAGCGAGAAATGCGTTCAGCTTCCTTGGGGTTGCTGCCCAGCCAATAGGCCAGATCAGGTCCAAGGTCAGACGCTTTGATGGTTTCGGCCATCACATCGGTGACGCGAAGGTTCGGGTTATACGCAACTTGGTCAAAGTCATCGTATTTAGACCGGGCCTCCTCTTCACGCTCTGCGAAGGTTTCTTCAATCTCAGCGCGTTGTTTTTGGATTTCCCGATGTTGGACCAGCTTTTCAGCTTCGGCACGGATGAAATCACCGTATGCCTGTGGGCTGTCAAATTGATCTGCTGTCGGAATATCCGTTGGCATTGCTGGCACGGGTGCCTGCTTTGCCTGCTGCTCACGTTCCCATTTGCGCTGTTCTCTTGCGAGGCGCTTGCCAATCATCGCGTCGATTTCAGCCTGCGAGTACTTCTTTTCCTCTTGGGTGCTACCGTCTTGATTCTCAGCTACTACCGGCGCATTTTGTGCATTGTCCGTGGTGGCCGTCACCTCGGGTGCTTGCGCGGAGTCAACTTCCGCTAAGGCTTGGACTTCATCAGTCATGTTTCAACTCTTTAGAGTTCCCGGTGAACCTCACCGGTACGGTTGTGTCACTATTATGCGACAGATTCTTTTACTTGTGCAGCTTTGTATGCCGCAATGGCTTCGGCAGTGTGCAAAGCCGCGCAGACGCCTTGAACGCGGGTGTCTTCGCCGCTGTAGTCGTCGCCTGGGGCGACAACACGGTGCTCAAAAGATTCGGCAATTTGAACATCACCTGATAAAACTGATGTTTTTGCGCGGGCGCGAACTACATCGTTTTGCATGATTTCGATTAAGTCAACAGTCAATTTTGTCGTAAACATGATTTTCCTTAAAATTTATTTACCAACCCAACCAGTATTCCCGCTTCCAGATTCTTTAACATACAGTGAGCTAAGTAAACCACCGTCAGATCGGGAGTACAAAGAACCCACAGGTGCGGTCACAACAC